TTTTCATTCGCCGCCGGTGAAATGTATACTTGGAAGATGAGAATATATGAAGACGATACCAAGTTTAATGAGGACGATACCAAGTCTAATTATGTGCCGTCTTCTTGGATTGGTAAAGGTACTGTTATGGAAATTTTATCAGGGGCTGAGTCCGCAGGATCTAATCAAGGAACATATTACGGTTTGAATAGTTCTGAAATGAATGGGAATCGAATTCTAAAGATAAATCCTCATACGCAAATGTATTTTAAGGATTGTACATTAACAAAAACTTCCGATGATAATCCACACAAAGAATTATGGACACGATATGATGAAAATGCGAACTACTATATTAAGGTTGGGAATACGTTTGCAAAAATCAAAAAATATTATTACTTTTTGCCAAAATATGACGCATATAAAAAAGACCCTGAGAGAGGCGACAAGACAGTCAAATGGTTCAACTCAACGGATGATTTAGATACATATGGTGAACCTAAATTTGGTTATGCGGTTGTAAGTGGTAAACTTAAGGTTTCTGTCAATGATACATATACAATATATTGTAATTACATAGATACAGACCAATATTATTTCGACACAAACACACCTCCTGAGATTAATTTATATGAAAACTTTACAAGTGTAAATGGTGAAAATGTGACAAGAGAGATAGATTTATCTGAAAACACGCAACTTGCTCCCCTATCCTTATCATATAGCAATTTGCATATCACTGGTGAGTATTTACAATCCGAAGGAATAAGTGTTAGTCATTATAGTTTTCTTTTAGAAAGACGTGAATCGGATACAAAATATTCAACCGTTTCTTATTCAAACAACATATATTCAACCAATATAGATTGGCAATATGATAAATTTATCAGTGGAAATGAGTATAGATTAACATTGTCTTTAACAGATAGTGTTGGCTCTACATTTGAAAAAATAATTTATATTAAAGCAGAGTATAATTCTATCTCCTACCCTATGAACATTAAAATTGAGGAATACAGAAAACATAATTCTTTAATTGTTGATTTCAGTGAATTACATTCTATTACTGCAAATGAAGAAATTGACGGTGGACATCAGTTTCTTGCATATAATGAGGATACTGATAAAATAGATACTACATTGACTGTCTCTAATAATGTATGTCACTTGGATAAAGGTAACTCTTTGACATATGATTTTATAGACGGCGAAAAGGAATTATCGTTTGGCAAGAGTACAATATATACAACATTCAGGATTGACTCTGATTATACCGGTACAATATTTGAAGTTACGGATGATGATGAAACAACAACTGCATTAAAGTGGGATGGTGTGAATTTTTATCTATCAGTAAAAAATCCAAGTACAGGGTATTCTTCATACGGACGAGTGTTTACCCCATATGAAAATTGGGACAATATGACTGTCGGAGATCAGAAAAAAGCAATAAATGAAGCTATGGCAAAAGAAATAGTGGACTATTCTGTTCCTTATTTGTATATGAACGGTAAAATAAAGTATGATGATGACTTATATTATCACACTGAAACACCTTTGAGCGAACAAACATGGCTTGTAATTATAGATACAAAAACTGAAAATGTTTATTTTAAAAATATGTCTCAAAAAGATAATAAGACTGTGGGAGGTGATAGTTAATGGCAAAAGTAAAATTGTTCGGTGGAGTTACATACAATGCTTTTGGCGTTGACGAAGGCTCTCATTCTGATGATTTAAAAGAGACATTAACACAAGCGTATGGGAATTATAGTTGGAATTCTAATACAAAATTGTTGGCAAACTTTAATGATACGTTATCGGGAAGTAACTTTGACGGTTCATATGAAAATATTGACCATTTTCAAGTTTATAAAACGTTAGGCGAACAAGATACGTTACATAAAGTATGTCAAACTGAAAATCCTACTCAACGTGTGATAGAAGATTTCGCTGTTGGAGATTTATGTGATTACCAATATTATATTTTTGGTATTTGTAATAATACAATGGATGTCAATGGTGTGCAAGTAAATATCAAAACAATCTCCCCTCTCGTATCGGATAAAATCCAACTACATAGAGGAACAGTCTCTGTAATCGGACTTGTTCCTACAGAAGAAGATAATATTTATACTATTGACGAAGATAATATATGGCAATTAGATATTAATTTAACTAATGACGGTTACACGTTGAATACGGATAAGACATTTTATCAGACCCAAAATGCTTACGGTAAAGCGACTGGCGGTAATCGTAAACAAAGAACTATGTCTATTACAGGGTTGCTTGGCAAGATAGATTGCTCAGGTGATAGTCAATATATAGATACTTATGACGACATTATAAATTGGGAGAATTTTGTATCAAGTAACAGTTTAAAAATGCTTATAGACTTGAGAGGCTTGATTACTATTGGAGATACAGATGCTAATCCAACATTTCAATATGATACAAATGACAATCACGATGTTTCTGTTACGTTCACATTTAATCAGTTAAATGATATTGATACGGTTGATGTGTTGGGTATGACATTGCCGATTAATCCATTGTATTA